TCGGAACATATCGAACAGCTTCTGTGCCATTTCCTCTATGACAGAATCCGAGGTAAAAGAAGAACGGCAGAAAATCGTTTTGAAGTCACATGTTTCATTGACGGTTTTGGCATTATCGACAACGAGGCAAAGGAAGCGTATCTCCTGGTTGAATGTTACGGGTTTATTTTCCAAGGTTCCATAAAACCGCTGCCCGTACAAGGCATCTACCTTGTGCTCGCCATTGGCGAGCGGCACACGAATGAAACGGTAGTAGCGCCCGGACGGTTTTCCGGTATCGAGAATTGTGTTGCCTTCGAACACGGATGCGCCGGATTTGATAGCCTGCTCAAAATCCTCACGAGTTAAATTGATAGTCATAATTTCTTCCTTTCTGTTTTTGTTATTTTTCAGCTGTTTTCTTCGATGCACAATTTGCTGCTACGAATGTTTTCCAACCATTTTTCATCCATTACATTACCAAAACGATATTTCTTCTGCGACTCGTAGGACAAATCGCAGCCGGAAACGACATCACCGATGGCGTTCAAGTACAGCTCGCCGCTGTAAAAGTCGATGCCGCCGGTTTTGCTGAATTCGTATTCGAGCTTATCTACATAAGGTTCACGTTTCTTATAGATATTCGAATCGAGATTCTTAGCACGTCCCTCGTTGAGAAGATAATTTTTGTGAAAGTCCGTCACCTTATCATCGTGGTTGTATTTCAAACCACTGAGAATACTTGCACTTTCGCTGGAAATTTCTTCATGGAAATCATCGCTGCTGATACAAAGACCACACGAATAGTCATCCTTGTCATCGCAATAATTCCACCACTCCAGACTCGCCATAGCAAGGTCAGCCATCTTATCGACGGCTTTTCCGTTAGTGACCATATAAAAGCTTCCAACGGCGATACCGCGCTCTTTGACAGCTTTCAAGGTGTATCGAATTGCCGGTATATTCAGAGAGATTTCCCCACCGGTAAAGGTAAGAGAGCTGATATAAGCTCCCGTCTCAAAGCTGTCGAGAAAAGCATCGATGTACTTCTCCTGAATATCGATGCTTTCGGCATCTCCGCGCAGGCAGTGCGCACAGCACATATTGCACCGACGCGTAACTTCTATGAATACGCTGTTTGCGCTATAAATACGCATTTTTTCATGTCCTTTCTGTTATTCTTCCGTGCAATCGTCGTAGTCATCCATGAAACTCTCGTTGCGGTCAACGACAACATTCACATCCGGCGGCGCAATTTTAGCCAGACCATAGTTCAAGAAGAACGAGCCGGGAATGTCATCGACATCGCCCCAGTTCCAGCAACCACAGTTGATTTCCAACCGGCGTTTGCCTTCGTCCGTCTTGAGATAGTCCATGACAGCACTGCGCAGGACGCTTTCTGGGTCATGGATTTGCTCCGGATTGTAGCTGAATTGCATCAGTGTGCATTCCGTTGCGGATAAGCCAATGACCTCATTGGCGACGATTGTAAAAACTCTTAACATTGGTGTTTACACTCCTTTTTTTGTTTTGACGCAAAAAAGGGCGGACCTCTCAGAAACGAGAAGTCCGCCCTTTAAGCGAAATTGTGAATTGTACGAAAGGCATAAAACCCTTTCGATATGGGATGTTATCTATCGTACAATACCCATTCTATTCGGTTCGCACATTTTGGCAAGAAAAAATCGCTGCCCATTTGTGTAGGCAGCGACTGATTTACTTGCTATCGTTTTAGTACCTTATCGGCGTTTGCCGTTTTCGAGTCAGCCAGGGCGCGTTCCTGAACCCGGTTCGTCCAGAGCGGGACATCCCGTGTACTACTCAAATAGGCTTATATGGATTGGATGCTGATTGGATACTTATGGTTTGCAATATCCGCAAGGCGTATATCCCAACTCGATAAGTTCCTCTCTTGTGCCGGTATACTCCTCTCTGTTTGCATCGCTTATCTGAGATGCAGAGGAGCAGTCTGGACGGTGAAACTTGCGAGAGTTCGTGTTCAGGATGTAGGTCTCGGAAATTGTGTCAGGCTGTTGCGGCTCTTCCACCTCGGCGCTAGAGGTTTCGATGTCCTTATGGTACTCCCCATACGAGAAGGTGACTTCCGTACCGTCAGAGGTGCAGTAGATATCACCGAGTTCGTCCGTTCTGAGCACCTCAACTCCCGCGCCGGTCAGCTTTGCAAGGGTCTCGCTGTGCGGATGACCGTAGCTGTTGTCCTTGCCGCAGGATATGACCGCATAAGTAGGGCTCACGGCATCCAGAAATGCCTGAGAGGTGGATGTGCTGGACCCGTGATGCCCGACCTTTAAGACTGTGGATTCGATGTCTTGGCCGGATTTGAGTATCTTCTCTTCCGTTTCCTGCTCGGCATCACCGGTGAACAGAAAGGATGTATCTCCGTAGACAATGCGAATTACGATGGAAGTATTATTCGTGTCCTCAGGCACGGAATTGACAGCCACAACGGTGACGGTGGCTTCCCCTAGGGTGAATGTATCCCCCACTGCCGGAACTGTTATACCGCCGCCTTTCTCGTCCGCACGAGCCTTAAAGTTCCGGAATGCTTTGCTGTCATACTCTGTTACGGGACAAAAGGTGACATCGGCTGTGTCAGCCTCGAAGGCACCTGAAAGACCTCCGATGTGGTCTTCGTGGGCGTGTGTTCCTACGACATAGTCTAAGTGTCCCTCTGTCTCACGCTGTAATACAGAATATACAAGGTTCGAGTCATCGGCATTGCCGCCGTCAATGAGCATCGAGTGCCCATTACAGGTGACGAGGGCGGAATCTGCCTGCCCGACATCGATAAAATGGATGGTAAAGCTGCCGCCTTCCGATACGCCAGCCGTCTCCTGACCGCTTTGTGCGGTAGTTTCTGAGACGACCCCGGATACAGGAAGGCTTCCCGGAGATTCCGGTGTCTGACCGCAGCCTGTGAATGTTAGCGTAATGAACGCAGCGATTACCGCTGCAGTTCTCCGAAGAAATTCGTGTTTGGTTTGCATGGGTTTTGTTCTCCTTTCAAATAAAAAAAGCGGGCCCATCCCCCGAAAGGGATAAGTCCGCTAAAAACGAAATTGTGAATTGTAAGATATCTGGTATCTATCGTACAATTCAATTCTACCGGTATCGCAAGAATCTGCAATACTTAAACCGTATCCGAACCTTCATGACACAGCATCCTGTCCGCATAAATACAGCAGAGAACCAAGCCAAGGCTCGCAACGCAGCCGAACGCGACATGCTTCGGGGAAAGAAGGAGCCATTCGATGTCGTTCATTACTTTCACCCAAAACAAAACGCCCATCATAGTAATGATGAGCGGAATAAAGACAGTTACTGTGTAATGCAGGAATTTTCGGAGTTTTCTTTTTTGCATCCTAAAACTACATCTCCCAATTATGCTTGTAAAACAGCCTGAACCACATATCGCTGATTCGTCGGGCTATAGCAGTCAAACGGATAGCAGGTATACATGATAAGTTTATCGATTCCGTCTGTGAAATTAACGAGGACAGTGCCGTCATCCGCAATCACGGTGCTCGCGTCCGAGGACACATAGCCGGGTTTTGCCAGGGTGACGGAATACACATACTCGCCGTAATCGGTATCCACAACAAAGTTATCCCCTATGCTGACATATTGCAGCAGAGAAAACACGCTGTCATTATGAGAGCAAAGCAGATGTCCTCCGGTCACACCGACTTGGTAAGAACCGGGATACTGATACACCCCGCCGCGTTGATTCAAAAGACTCTGGTCATCGCCCCAGATAAGAGAAGCGTTAAGACCAATCGCGTCACAGGTAATCGTGCCGTAGGCTTGACCCCATGCTGCAGGGGCAATATCACCCCAGACAGAGGTCGCTGCCGCAGGTTCGGAAGTCGGCGCAGGCGTCGGTTCGGGAGTCGGACCCGGGGAAGGTTCTGGTTGCGGTGTAGGAGCCGGTTCAAAAGGCGCAGACGGTTCCGGGCTCGGTTCCGGTACGCCGGATAAGTCCGGGATTTTCTGCGCTTCTTCTGCTGTTTCTTGCGTCGCAGATTCAGAGGTGCTGAGAGAGGATTCAGATTGTGCTGATTCGGCAGGCAGAGGTTCCGCTTGCCATGAACAGGCTGCAACACTGGTCAGCACAGCCAATGTTGCAACGAGTATCAGTGCTTTGGTTCGCCGCATTTGAGTTTGTCCTTTCTAAAGCAAAAAATATATAAAAAAGCTGCCCTCAGTTCATGTCGAACCGGGGCAGCTTTTTAGCAACGGACAGAATCAGCCATTTTTGTGTTTTTTCCGAGAGAATGTGCGGCTTACATTCCTTCACCTTTCGGATTCCGCATGTGCTCTCGCCGTCATAATAGAGCAGGACACCAATATCTTCTGGTATCTCTCCTTTGACCTTCTTATATAACTCTGTGGGCATCGCATAGTAGTTGCAGTGCCCGACGAAATTGTGCCCGTGTGCCGAGTGAAAATCGCTCACAGAAATCTTGATTTCCACACAAGTGATGACGGCATCGAGCGTATACAGATGATTCGTCTTGTGGAAGTGGCACCATCGCTCGGAACAGTGCTCCCTGCAAAAATCCGGCGATGAAATATTCTTGACGCAGGTTGCCTCTTTTGCTTTTTGCTGAATCGCGGCAAGCGAAGCACACGTATCCGTTTCGATAAGCGAGGCCAGTTTGCAGGTCCCATATTTGGTTTCGGAGGTAAAGCATTCCTGAACCCTGACGAAATCGACCAATCCGGATTTGACAGACCCGCATTCGACCGGCACTTCTAAGGCATCGAACCCTTGACGAAACGAATCCACCCGATACCCGCCGTAGCTGGAAGGATGCCACGCATGAAGCGCGGCCTCAATATCGCGGGTCAGCTGAGTTTTCGCCATCAGGTATCACCGGAAAATCTGCTGACCAATCTCGACCATCTTACGGCGTTTGCGGTGCAGCGAAACAAGCTGGTACACAACGACGGCAAATGCCGCAGCGGCAAGAAATTTCAGAATCTTTTTCATGGTAGTTCTCCTTAGTTTGTTCGTGGTTTAGCGCTTTATTATTGCTCCGCAGTATATTGCCGCAGCATGAGTTCCTGTACCGTCATGACTGTGAAACCTTCCTTTGCCGCCTCATTGAGGGCTTCGTAGTAGTCATCCACATACAAAACCTGCGCAGCATTCAGACCGGCAGCTTGGGCCAGGAGCTTCATGACGGAGGTCTTCCGTTCCGGGGTAGCAGTCCCGATGACATCGAGGAACTGTCCCGGATAGTGCATTTCAAGCCACTGCCTCTTATACGGCAGGGTCATACTATCCTGTACGCGGGTAATGCAGTATTTCGGGATACCGTCGCAGTTTTCGAGAAAATGCTTAACAAGCGTATTGGCTTCCCCAATTTCGTCGAATACCCTGTACCCGCCTCGATTCTCCGCCTCATACCGAAGCAGCCGTGCTCTGTGCGCATCGGCAGTCGCATCGAGTTTCTGTTCTCGATAATGAATGAGAAGTGTATCGTCGAAATCGAAGAACATCATACGGATTTTAGAGAAATTCATAATTCTCACCTCACCTCAGTTTCTCGCTAATGCAATTTCATGCCGAACAACATCAGCTTCGGTGTAAAACTCATCGCTGTAGTCGTCCTCATTCGTCTCCTGACAGACCTTGTGCTGGTGCGGCGCGGAACCTTCCTGCTCGATGAAAATACGCCAGACACCGGAGGAGTAGCAGACAAAAAGCACCGTGCCGTCATCCAAATAGAGCCTAACACCGGCGACATCAAAGCACCCGATTTCATCCTCAAAGTATTTGGAATTATCCAGACAAACGGTATCGTCACTGTAGCCGTAAATTTTGACCATTCTTTTACTGCCCCCTTTACTCGATTACAAAATCCTTTGTGGCTTCCTCTGCCTCACTGTACCGGCTCGCATTGCGCCTTGCAGCCTGCAAGAGAACATCACGCTCGGCATCGAGCGCCGCCTGCATCGAGGTCTGCTGTACCTGCTTGGCACGGGATGTGTGAGCGTTCTTGTACTGCGGATACTCTGCGACGATTTTATCCATCAAAGCCCAGCGCTCTTTGTCGGAAAGTGCGTTCAGGTTGATGTTATCGCGGCGCAGCCGTTCAATCGCATAGTCTAAATACGCGAATTCTTCTGCAGACGGGATGGCTTCGATATAGTCCTGTATCGTGGCGGAAGGTCCGTTATAGGTCGCCATCGCTTCGTTGTACAGCGTTTCTGCAACCTCTGACCCGTACCACTTATCCGGCTCATAGCCATGGTTCCGGTACACTTCCGCCACCCATAAAGGAAATGCTTCGCTGTAGGTCATATAGTCCCTCCTTCTCAAAAATCACCGAACGAGAGCTGACGGCTCTGCGAGACCGGGATATTGGTTTTGGGTTTTGACGAGTGCTTAACTTCCCCGTACTTGGCGAGATTCCGGCATTTATATCCGTAGCCCTTCTGTGCAGCAGAAATCGACTTGTATCCGTATCCGCTTGCATCGTCCAGCACCTGGTCCTTGTCGTTCAGATTGACGACAATATACCGCACATCGTTTGGCTTAGAGAGCCGGGTCGAACGAATAACGGTATAGGGGATGCGCTTATCGAATTGAGGCTTTTCTTCTTCCGGGTCCGGTTCGGGCTTTGCGACCTTCTCCTCTTCCGGCATTTCAAGCTGGACATCGACCCCTGCCTTAACGAGGGATTCGAGCGTAGAGGCAAGGGTCTCGTACCGCGTATTCTCCACGGTATTCGTATCCTTCTTCTTCCGCTCCTTCCAGACCTTCAACAGCTGGCGTTCGCTGAAATTGATGATAAGACCACGGTCTTTGAGCATCTTACGAACAACATAGGTGGAAAGAGAAGCGTAGTTTGCATATTCGCCGATATGGTGCTTGATATCCACCTCGGTCTTGGACATAGCTGCTTCGAAATCCCTGTGATTGTCGAGCCAATCCTCAATAACGCTGAGCAGTTCCTTCTTGGACATGGATTCCTCTGCCAGCTGCTTATTTTTCCGGACATAATCCTCACAGGCAGCGAGAATCGAATCGTAGCCGTTCATGGCACTGTTATCGATGATTTGACGGTTCGCAGCATCCACAATGATATACTGCTCACCACGGCGGATGATAGAGATACCTTCATCAGCCGTTTTCTTCTCTTCCCTGACATTGCCGCCGACATCGAATTCCGGCAGCGAATCATCGGTCATGATTTGCTCGATGATGGTATCGAGGTCCTGCGTATAGTCCTTGGAAATCGTATAGCTTTCGGCCTTGGCAAAGACCTGCTTCGTGATACAGGTGATTACCGCGTCCAGGAACTTGTCAGGGTCCGGAATCTCGATTTCATACATCATGTTATCGCGGATATTCCAGACAACACCCTGCTTTAATCCGGTAGCCAGCATATAGCAGGCACATTGCAGGAAATGCTTGTGCGCGAGCGAAGACACGAATTTCAGCAGATAGACCTTGTTGTCCTTCACGACATCCGCCATGCCGCTGATAACAAGTTTCTTCTTTGCCTTGGTATCTACCATGGCAGTCAACTCACAGCGTTCCTGTACGGACTCATCGGGAGTGAACACCATTGACAGACGCTTGTTCAGGTCTGTTTCCTGCGCTCTCGTAATAAAGGGAAGTTCGACCTGTTTTACATACCGGTCCTGACTCGTCATCAGCATCGTCAGGAACAGCACCTTCTCCTCCACGGATTTCCAGCTGGCAGGCAGCGCTACCTTCTTGTCGTTATGCAGGTACATGTAGAAGGCAATCGCGCTGTCGATATCGTAGTAGTCGAAGAAGTTCGCCTGCTGGTAGATGCCGATGCAGGGAGCCAAGTCAATCATCGCATCCGAATGCTTGATTTCGATTTCATGTACATCTTTATGGAAGACCTGCGTCGTATTGATAAGCTGGTAGCAGTGCTCTACATCCTCATCGAACTTGAAATCGAACATTTCAGAGATATCGAACTTTGTATTGAACTCCTGATTCATCTTGACGGGAGTCATCAGGGTCTTATCGCTGACCAGCCCAAATCTGTCCTCTTTTTTCGGAGGCTCTACAAAGATGACCTCATCCTTACCGCGACTCGCCGCAACACAGAAAAGGTTTCTCAGAATCTCATACCGCGCCATAGGCTGAAATACACGGGAGCACCAGTAGGATTCCGTGAAATCAAAGACAACGCAAATAGGGCGCTCCATGCCTTTACTGCCGTCAAAGGTCGTAAAGATACCGACATCTGCGCCGGGTGCTACATGCTTTTCGCCGTCTGGTTCCTTGATGCTGGCATATACATGGTTCTTGTCATAGAGGTTGCCGGGTCTTGCTTCCAGTTCATTCAGGACCTTGACCATAGACCCCGTTCTGGCACCGAGACACAGGACATCCTTCGGGTTCTTGGTATCCAGATAGTCTACCACCTGCTCGCGGGACATGGTCGATACCTTACAGTTCTTGTTCACGCCGTTGATATCCTTGCCCCAGATATTTCCGAGCCGCTGTGCAAGGTCATGGGACAGGCGGAAACATTGCGTGAAATTGACCTGCGTGTGCTTGCCTAAGAACTTATGGATGAACGACCAGATATCCAGCGAGGTCTGGTCATAGATTTTCTGCTTCATGTCCCCGACCGCGATGATTTGAAGACCGGGGTTCGATTCCTTGATGTATTCGAGCATCTTCGAGATTTCCTCGTTGATGTCCTGATACTCGTCGATGATAAGCACATCAAAGTGCCCGACAGGAACGCGCTTCTTCAAAACCATCCCAATCTGCTCGCCCTGTCCGACATTCTTGATGCCGCGCCGGTACAGGATTTTAGAGGCAAATCCATGATAGTTCTGGACCGTGACATTATCGTTCAGAATCTTTTCCTGTGCATCGAGTTTCAAAAGCCGGTTATAGGTCAGGTACAGAATTTCCTTAGAGGAATCAAACTCGTTGCACAAGACATTGATGGTGGATGTCTTACCGCTTCCGATACAGGCATCGCACAACACGTTTTTCCCGTCAAGCGCCAGCCGTACAAGGTCCTGCTGTTCGCTGGACAAGTCTTTGAGCGTCATTGTAATCCCTCCGAATACTAGAATGGCAGGCAACAAAAAGCCCCTGACAGCTATCACAACAGCCATCAGGGTACATTTTTTAGTCTATAATTTAGATTGTATGCAGTTCGCACGAATGTGCAAGAGGCTGTGGATAAAAATCGCTGTTTGTAAATTTTATTTTATCTGTTAACCGCCAGCAGAAAGAGGTTAGAGGAGCATGGGTGATGCAGTGCCCCTATACCAACTCGATACATTCCGCCTCAACACGGTGCCATTTATCGGTGCTTGCATTATATTCCAGCACATCTTTTCCGACCATTTCCCCGTTTTCGATGTACTCTAAAATCTGCCGAACCCGCATCGGCGGATTATCGTTTTTCGCATGCCACAACGCGATATTCTTGTTGTCGATGACGAACGCAGGTTTATAGCTGACAAAGGGGCTACCGAGAGGCTGCGTTTGTCTACTTGCCTCGTAGTATGATTTCACATAGCCGTCGCGGGAAGTATTGCGAATAGCACGAGCGCTTTCTTTGTCGCCTTGCTCGTCCAAGGTTTGTGCAATTTCGTCCACACACCGGTAAAAATGCGTAGAATCCTGACTGTTTTTGGCAAAAATCAGTTTTCTGATTAACCGCACTGCGTCTTGCTGCGTCACAAACCGCTCCTCTCACTTCTCAGTCGAAACCAAGAAGATTTTCTTGGAGAAAGTCCCCTTCTCTGCTGCCTTCTGGCTTCTGACCTGTTCCACTTCCCTCTTGGAAATAGCGCAGGTCTTGCCCATAGCGTACAGGACCTCCATCACATCTGCCATTTCTTCCGCGCAGTCAAGAGCACTCCGCTCCTTGGCAGTGTAGGCTTCCAGCAGTTCGGCGACCTCTTCCTGCAGTTTGTTCATCAGAGCGTCCTCGTACTCTTTGTCGGACAGCGTGCGCGTCACACAGGTTTCCCCGTTCTTCTCAATGATAGCCGGGATATTATCCCGAACCAGCTTTTGGTACATCATAGTTTTACGCTCCTTCCAATCTACAGTGCCGCAGCGGTATGCGCAGCTCACGACAGGTGTTTTCGATTTCTCGTTCATCTGTGACTCCTTCAAAAACTACGCAGCCTTTTTGCTGCTGTTTAGATAAGTATGTGGACAAATCATCGTTTGTGACGGGAATGAAAGAGTATCCGCGTTCGTTGGCGTACATAGCTGCCAAAGCAGCCATCTTCTTACCGGATTCTGCAGCAATGACAACCTTGTCTCGCTTAGCCAGCATTCTGTCGAGGTATTCCGACATCTGTTTGTGAGACTTTGTCATCGATAACGGCGTTCCTGCAACTCCGCAAAAGAACCTGTCTTTCTCGCAGAGTTTCTCTTCGCATTCTTTACACTGAAGGTATACGACATTACCGTTCGTATATGGGCAATAGTTACCCATACTTACACCTTTTTGAAATGTTGTTCAATATACTCATCCGGCAGTGTAATGTGCATCTTATCCGGACCTGAAAGTTCCTTGAAACTCTGCTCGCCGCCGCACCATTCTAAGCGCCAGATGGTCCCGCGCTTTACCCGATATGGAATTTTCTTGCCATCTTGACCGATGGCATCAAGCCATACATCGAACGGCTTGACGCATTTATAGTTTGTATTGTACATACTGACCCCTCACTTTTTGGGCAGTACCCAAATCTCAACGTTCACATTCCAAGCGTTGGCGGCTTCCTCGATAAGGTTCAGCACTGTCACCCAGTTTCCGCCTGCCAACCCGCAGCCGAGACCGTAAGGAACGCGGAAAGTTGCGTCAGGGTGTTCTTTCATTACTCTGAAAAGAGCCGTTCCCAGCGCCGCGTAGTTCGTCTGACGCTTATCTCTGCCAAAGCTTGATTGCCCGAACAGGTTGGCGACATATAGCTGCGGGGCGACCTGAACCACCTGAAAGTCACCGAGTTTCTTTGGACTGCAAACTTTCACATATTCGTCGAACACGACGGGCCACTTATCCCGAATCTGTCTGGCAAGACCCGCACCCATTGCGGCACGACAGTTCACCTGATGGCAGATGATAGTATTCTCGTTACGAGTCGGCGGTGTTAAGATATTGCCCTCAATAAGGTTGACACTCATAGTCATTCACCAATGTCTAAGATTTCGTATTTTCTCGCTGCAAACCCCAGCAACTCATTGTAAATGCGGGTCGCGATTTCAAAAAACTCGGTATCGCAGATTTCCTTTCTGCGCAGGAAACGGTTGTCCTTCTGCATCTCTGCTGCGGTATTTGCCACGATAGCCCAGATGCAGCTGTTGATGACAACGGGCGGCACAATGTCGTCTGCCCAATTCTCAACCGCATATTCGCTGACCGCATATTGCGTATCATACACTTCATCGTTCAGCTTTGCGCTATAAAACCTTGCCTGTCTCTCGCCCATGATGGAGTTTATGATGCTCCGGGCAGTCTGGATATCTTTGCCCTCCACATTGCAGATTTCAGGACCAAAGAAGCCTTTCGTCTTGTTGCTGAGAAGGACAAGCTGCATCGCCAATGCCGTAGCGCACTTGGAGAATTTCTTGGCATAAGTATCCGGTATCTCAACAGGAATATATTCAGCCGCAGGACCCTGCAGATAGTATTTCTGTGTATCTTTTTTGTCGTGCGAACTCTCGAACAAAATCGAGGGCAACGCAACCATAATTGCTTCATTTACATTTGCTTTAACAGTTCGTAAAACTGCGATATTTGCCAGCATTCTTTTATCCTCCTCGCTTTTTACTGAGCCTGATACTTGGCGATAATTCGTCTTGCTTCCCTTTTCGGTACGCCGAACAGAGATACAGCAATCCGACTCAGTTTATCCATCTGTGTGGGGTCTGTCAGGACCACGATGCGATGCATATCATGGATGTCAGTAGCAACAACCACCTGAGCATATCCGATTATATCTTCATCGAACAGCCGCTTTAATTCTTTTGCAAACTCTTCCCTGCTGAGTTTAAGCAAATAATCGCTGTTAATGAACATGTCGAGTGGGAAAATATGCTCGTTATCGAACTCCTTCGGATGCGCATTTGCAAGGTCGAGTTCCGGGCGGAACATGGTTTTATCATGCACCAAACCGTAAATAATGCCGGCCGCTTCTCCGCTTTTGCAATCAATTTCAAATTGTCCTCGCTGTGCATCAGCCATAGGTTGTCCCCTCCGCCAGTTTTTCGTATATATTCTGTGTGCGTGTGTTGTTTTCGTCTTTGTGCATGAGCACGACATTTGCCATGCTGGTATAGTAGTTGGCTACACTGTTACCTTCTACGGTAAATTTTATGTTCTGCCCGCTATCGACTACCTCGTAGCTGATGAGTTTATTCGTGACCCACTGATTATTGTACCGAAAGTATATGTAGTTGTATTCTGTGGCTGCGGTCTCAGGCGTCATGTTTTTTTCCGAACCCACCGACTCGACAGTCTCAGGAGTTGCCATCTGAATGATTTGCGCAGGCAAGTCCTTGATGCCGTCAATCATCTTGTCTGCCACCTCACTGCATCCCTCGAACGCTACAGAAATGGTTGCGACAGCAAGAAGGAGGAGTGCTTTGTGGATGAACGAGAGGAATTGCTTCATAGACATGCCTCTTAAATATCTTCGATGATACGGAATGTTTTGCTTGTTTTGATACTTGCATTATACCATGAAGTTGTATTGAATACAACGATGAACGCTATATGTTCACGGATTAGATACATTTTTGGCAAAGCAAAAAACGCCCGCAAAAAGAAAAGACCCGCCTGTTAGCCGCAGGCAGGTCTTTCTTCGCAGTGAGCATTTTAGGTCGGCTCAGGACCCTATTCGTCTTTACCGAAGCAACGCAGTCAACGCTGTTCAGTATGTTCTATTGTATGCCAGTCGCACGGGTCGTCAACTATGTTTTGCAGCTACACGGCAAAAAGGCGTTTCACCCGCTGATGCAGGCAAGACTCCTAATTGGCTCAGCTTAATCTTTGAGGTCGAAGCTATACCCTTTCTTATCCATCGTCACGAAGCCATTGCGGGTCTGACATTTGCTGTCACCGAAATAAACTTCGAGGGTCATGCCGGTGTCCTCGCCATCCAGCCATTGTGGGCGCATATAAGCCGCAAGGTCGTACAATACACCGACAGCGTAGGCAATCAGTTCATCGCTGTTCATCGCTTCGTTGACCGCATCGTCATCGGCCTCGACAGGGATGCCGATGGAGGCGGTAATGGTGTCGGGTGTGTTGTCGTCCAAAGCTCTGCTCATGGTAAGTTCAAATTTCAGAATGTTAGTTTCCATGATGGATTCTCCTTTGTATTGATGTGTGTGCTTGCTACACTTTCAATTCTAGGCCGTTCGCATAGGCGGTCAACTACCACACTACCCTGAAATCCGACTAGGCCGGATTTTCCAAATTTTTTTGTAAACAAAAAAATAGCCCGCACAGAACTGAATCTGTACGGGCTGGTATTAGTCATGAGGATGTTCGTGGCAGGGTTCAGGCGGCATACCATGCGGGGCAGGCTCGGGAAAGCGACCATGGTCCCCGATGATTTCCGAAGTACGGATACCGTTCGCTTTCCGACATGCCTCGATGGTCTTAGAAAGCACTTCCTTGACATCACGCGGGTTCTTGATACGACGGATATCGATTTCCGGCGTCATAGCATCTGTGGAACAGAGATGGATGCTGCCGACACGGCAAAGGCGCTCATAGAAGTTCTGCTTGAACGCGATGTCTCGGACACGGTACAGCTGAATCTCGTCCTCGCGCAGGTTAAAGCAGCCACGCTGGATGATGAGTTTGGTCTCGGTCAGGGTGTACTTCGTAAAAGACAGCGGCAGAGAAAAGATGGTGTGGCATTTTCGGTCGGTCCAGAGAATTTTTTCTTTGTCCAAGTCGATACCGAACTCGCCGTTTTTGAGGGTGGACATGGTATGGCTCCTTTCGTGATGGGATTTGTTTGGGTTGTTGGTATTTAGTGGTTGGTTCGGAAATGGTTTATATTATTTACATTATACTATTGAATTTCTTGATTTGCAATTGGCAGATGAGACAACGGCTACTTACGCAGGTTGTTGTACCAATGTTTTACTATATCTTTGTGTCGTTTACTCTTTCAACCAGTCTGTATCTCGATGCATTTCTTTGAAATTCGTGGTATATCAAAGAATTTATCCGCACAGCTTTTCGTCTTCCGATGTCCTTGATTTCAAACAGCTTTAATTCACTCGTTTTGGTATACACTTTAACAAGTTGAAGATATTTGTCATCACTAAATTTTGTGTCACGAAGGAAGTCTTCTGTTATGATATTCCAATTATCATGTTCTACAAATTTGGTCAAAAAAACGAGTCCGTTATAGTCTTGTCCCGCAAAAAGTTTTTCCCATTGTGTTTTGTAGTTTTTTCTATATTTAATTTGCTCTACAAAACAGTCGATAAGTAATTTGAATAATTCGGCAATATTAGTAGTCATAGTTTATTTTTAGCGTTATAAGATTGCATTTGCATCGACATCAAATCCGGCATTTCTCAATTCTCTCATAAGACCAATTTTCCAATTGTCTCTAGGAACATAAACAACCCCATCGTTGTCTCCAACTTTTTCAACGTTATCGGACATAATGACGCAGACATTTTGACGACCCAATTTTGCCGTAAAATATCCATGCTCAAAAATAACATTTTGACGAGCTCGTTTTTTACTTTTAATATTTGTGTTATCGTCTGGCGTATATAATATAACTGCGTACTTAACGCCATCGGACTCACTTTCCAGTTTTTCAATTATTGTTTTTCCGTTGTTTGCACGTTCACTTAATATGATGGGCTCAATTCCTTGGTCTTTCAAGAACGATTTGACTTGTTCTCTGAGAGCTTCATCATGACCATGCACAATAAAAACACGTTTTCTATCATCCATCTTGACCTCTTCCTTTCTAATTGATTTGAGCGCTGATAACAATTTCAACCTATACTCTTTATCTCGCTGTTTGTCTGGGAAAAAGAATTTTCCTTTGTGTGCGTCATTCTGTAAGTTTTTATATCCATGTTGTTGTGCCCATTTTTCCACATCAATAAACCAAGTGCAGAGATTTTCTTCATCTTCACAATCAGGAACATTGGAAATCAATTGATTAAGTGTCATAATGCTTCTCCTTATGTTTGAAAATCTTCATAAGCTGTTAAAGCTTTTATGCTAACACGAATTGATTAAGCACATTTTCGGTCTTTTCCTGCACCATCTTCATGTACTCTTCCATGTAATCCCAATCCGGGTCACCATTTTTGTCTACAGGAAGATAGATTTTATCTACTTCCATTGCCTCTTTCTTCCACTTGTCGATATAATCATATCGGGAACTTACGCCTTTAATCAGTGGAACAATAAATAGGGCAATCTGCCGATTCATTGTGAATTTTGGGTAGAGAACATTTACATCATCCGATGCAATATACGGTTGGTCTTGATAAAATGTTTCTCCCACACTTCCGTTATAACAAACAGTAATAGTATTTTCAGGGTGTTGATTCTTATCATTGCCAATCATTGCCGTACAACCATTATTAAGCGCAGACGAACCGATAAAGGGTGTTTCACCTGACTTCATTTCTGCTTTTGTTAAACGCTTTCCTTTTACTATATTAAAAAGCGCTCCAAGCGCAAAAGAACCCCACTCCCTCGTATCCACCTTTTTCTTCTCCGCATCCTTCGCAGCCTGCAGCAGGGTCAGCGACTCGGCGACTTTGATTTCAAGGTTTGCCGTGAAGGATTCCATATAAGCCCAATCGGGCTGGCCGGTTTTGTCCACGGGGAGCCGGATGGTGAAGTCGGTTCTTATATGCCTATTCAGTTCATCAGTGAATGCTTCATAATTCCCACAACTTGCGGTAATTGAGGCAGCGACAAACCATTTTACTCTTTCAGTAATTGAAGGGTCATCAGTATGTAAAACACAGACATTCTGCGATGTGTAGAATTCTCTATCCTGAACAAATGCAGCGCCAATGCTACCGCCCAACGCAATGGTGATATCACCTGCCGGATAAGGCTGTACCTTATTTCCTTTTTTATCTTCAACAGAAGTAACGGCACACGCCACTCCATTTGTCAGCGCACTTCTGCCAACAAAATTGATACCCTCGTCAACTTCACACATTTTGCTTCTGTCAAACTTGTTACCCATGCTGATACTAAAAATATCATAGAGATGGAACTCTCTCCACTCCATCGTATCAATCTTTTTCTTTTTCCACCCGGAAGTATCAATCTTCCCCATTATTGTCCTCTCCCTTCTCAACCAGAATGTTCGTGCCTTCCTCGGTTCCGGTCACAGTCGAACCATAGAGCACCTTCTGCAGCAGTTTGTCCCCGAACTCCTTGGCGTTAATGCCACGCTTGTACATCTCGTAGTCCATCACGGTCTTGATGAAATCTTCCTCGTACAATTCAAAAGGCTTCTCCGGCATCTGATAGGACAGGTGTTCAGCCGGATTGATAAGCTGGCGGGTGTTGTAACGGTCATCGTTGTCATCCTGAATCGCCTTGACCCAGTAATCTTCCAGCGCAGGCCACTTATCATGCACATCCTGGCGACTCTTGTTCTTGACTGTCTCCAGACCGTCATCAGCCACATAGTAGCCCTTGATGTTGCGCCCATTCTGAGGCTTGCCAGTCTCGAAGATGAAGATAGAAGTAGTAACGCCCAGACCGAAGAAAAGGTTCTCAGGCAGCTTGATGATGGTGGTCAGAGTATGGCGTTCCAACAGGGCTTTCAGCTTGGATTCCTTCTCCATTTTCTTGTCGGGAAGAATGAATGCGCACTTCGTACCTGCAGGAACGCTATCCAACACATTGCCAACGATTGTTGCACAACCATACCGTCTCTCGTAGGGCGGGTTCATCAGGACCTTGGTGATTTTCTGTTTCCGAATCCATTCAGTCGCCTCAGCCGAAGTGGCATCCATCTGCACAAGGTTGGTCTTACCGTCCTTGTGAATCATCATGTTGGCACAGGCCAGAGCGTAGACTTTCCGGTACATCTCGATACCAAACAACTGCTCAGACTTGATTTGCTTCGCCTTGCTGGTACTGCTGCCGCCTGCCTCACGAATCATATTGCACATGCTCTTTACGAGGAAGGTGCCGGAACCACAGGTAGCATCCAGAACCCGGTCATTCATATTCACATCAATGAGTCGGTACATAAAGGATGCAATATGGTCAGGGGTAAACACCTGTCCTGCCTGAGCCTTGCCACGGTAGCGGTTGAATTCATTGAAGAAGATTGCCATGACATCCTCACCATTCCAGTTATCGGAATTGACGAGGTCGGCAATCTGGCAGACATTGTCGATAAAATCGTTGATGGCTTCCTGATTCTCCGTAATAGACATACGGACAGAGGCGTACTCCTCCAAGAGCACATCCAGCTTGTTATTCTGCTTCTTATCCTCTTCCAGAGCCTTAGACAGGGCACTGTAAATCCAGTTATGGAAGGTGCTGTAATCCATGTCTTTCAGCTTCTGTAGACCGTTCTGAGGGTTGTAGCGCTGAGCGACAAGGGCGCAAGCCGTGAAAATCATACGGTCCTGTAAGTCCGTCATACCGAACTTGAAATGCAGGCTGTTGTTGATTTTCTGCGTGATTTCGAAGATGTAGTTGCTGTCGAGTTTCTGACTCGTACACAGGCGAATATAGTAGTCCTTGTTTTCCAAGCGCTTGGACGCATCAGACAGCTCGATTTTGTTCTTGAACACGCGGATAGCACTGCCGCTGTAGAGAATACCGATGGTCTTGGAGTATTTCTTGGCAACCACATCAATGTTCTTGAACAGTTCCTTGACATGCTTTTCCTTGGAAACGCCTTCTGCTTCCGATTTCGTCTCCAGAATGATGGCGGGTTTGCTGGCGTCATCCGGCAGATACCAGCCATCCGGTTTATCATTACAGCCACGGAATCCCAGCTGGTTGAAGGTGGTGATTTGCCCTGTTCCCTGCTGTAAGCCGGATTCCTCCCTATCGAAGCCAAGAACCAGCTTGGCACTGTCACGAACCTCATCCTCTGTACGCATTCCCTTGCTCATAGTATCCTCCCAAAAACAAAGCCCCCGATGCCAAAACATCAGAGGTGTAAAAATCAATTATTTATCGTTCAGAATCGCCAGCAACTCATCAAGATTGGTCACATAACGGTGCTTCCCAACCATCTCCTTCGGAAGCGGAATCAACTCGCTCATGTAATAAAGAACCTGCACGCCGTTGCGGGTGCATTCGTTGTACTTATCAGTGTCACGCTGTTTCCGCGCCTCGAAATCCCTGTCATCGCTGCCGTAGGGGTAAAAATGCTGCACACCCTGACACTCGATGGCGATGTTCTTGCCCGGCAGGAAGAAATCCAGACGCTTCCTTCCCAGCCACGGGAACATCTTCTCCCGCTGATACTCGATGCCATTGCATTTGAGCATCATGAGCACATCGTTTTCGAGATACGATTTCTCGCGCAGGAAATCTTCCGTGTTCCGATAGATTACCGGCTTGGCAGTCTGACTGATAGCCTTGTTGGGGTTCAGCTTCTTGTAGTGAACGGTCGTGGGCCGGACATATACGACCCTGCCGCTTTGCAGGTGCCGGAAATGCCCGCAGCGCTCAGATTGGAGCACACAGAACCCGGCAAACGCCCGTTTCCCGGCACCGTCATTCACATAGACAACGATGCCCTTTTTAAGGTCTACGATGGTCTGCTTGGAGGTGTTCAGGCATTCTCTGACATCCCCGACCGTTTCCTGCTCCCCGTTTGCGTGTACGATGCGCTGCTCGACTTTCCGACTCAGACACCGCCGCTTCCAGAGACATATCGTATGCAGCCAGATTTGCAGTATCAGCGCCGCTGAGCTCGGAGCCGTCACAGAGTTCCGTATATGTAGGGAATCGCGCTCGGTTCGCAGCCACCGTTCCAGCAGGTTGCCAGACTCGTTCAGAACGGAAAGGCAGCCGTATACCCCATTCCGTGTATTCACCGCCATCATCAGTCCGTCCACGCCGAATTCCTTCTCAGCTCTTCTCAGCTCGACAAATGTCGTCATTTCCCGCATCCGCCAGTTATCGGTAGGCATGACCATGGCGCAAGTGTTCTCGCCATCAAAGCCTACGAGAATCGGGCACAGGAAGGTCGTATCAGCCCTTCTATGGACAAGGATATATAATGATGCACAGTAGGTATCATCTACCTTGATAGCGTATTCATCGTAGGGTTCAAGCCCATACTCGCCGCGATTCAATCGAAAATCACTGATGACCGATTCATTGTCGGTCGTAAGTTTCGCAATGGTAGGTAGCTGCAGTATACGAGTAAGACTCTTGACAACCTTATAGCAATCCGTACCCTGCCCCTGCATCCGGTACTTGTCATGTGTCAAGTAGTATTCTCGTTGCCATTCGGCGTTTTTGTTATTCATGAGTAGTCCTTACTCCCGGCTATTTCTGCCGAGAATCTGTAGGTATGTTATTTTTCTGCATCGAGTGCTTTCAGCATCTGTTCAGCCAATGCCACAGAAAGCAGCGGCGGGACGGCGTTGCCGATTTCTAATCGTTTCAGACAATCCGAGCCGTAGAACTGGTAGCTATCGGGAAAACTCTGCAACCGTGCTCCTTCTCGTATCGTGAGTGCCCTTGAATCTCTCGGATGGATGCATCTTGATGAGGACGGACAGGCAAAGTTCCGAGTGATGGTAGTGGCGGGCTTCTCCCACCAGAGTTTCGCGTAGGTGTTCTTGAACCCGCTCTTTGGTCTGAGTTCTTCCGGCAAATCATCTTTGCCTTGCCCATCTTTGAGCGCCGCCATAATTTTGCGAAGATAAGCACTGTTGTTCGGGGCTTTATGCTCCGTGAGCGTATCTGAACTACTCTGCCGGACCCATGAAAGAAAATCGTTATCGGGAGGAGCGGCATACACGGCGTTTTCCTCCCCGCACGAGAGCGCAGGCAGGTCTTTAAGCGCGTCTTGCAGCGTCACATACGGCAGTAGTCCTTCTCCGTAGGTAGGTTCCGGGTACTGAAAGGCATTCTCGCCTAAGAACCCAACTAGAATGACCCGTTCTCGCAGCTGCGGTACACCGTAGTCTACGGCATTGAGAATTTTGTATTGGAGGCTGTACCCTATATCCTCGAATTCTTTGCGTACATGCTCGAATAGGGCTCCTTTATCCATGCTCAGAATGCCTTTAACATTCTCGAACAGGAAGGCTCTCGGATGTAGGATGCGGAGAACACGCTTGTATTCCATAAAGAGATTTGCCCGCGCATTCATCTGGCGTTTACCGAGCGTAGAGTACGACTGACACGGCGGACCACCGACCACGACATCAACTGTACGGTTTCCTATCGCTTGACGGAGGACATCTTCGGACAGGTCTTTGATGTCGCCTTGCAGCATATTGACCGAAGGGTGGTTGATGGTATACGCTTTCGCAATACCCTTTTGCATCTCGTTTGCCAAGATGATTTCATAGTGTTCGTTTCTTGAAAAACCGTAACTCAGTCCCCCGACACCTGCGAACAGGTCAACGACGGTGTATTTTCTTGTCTCTGGCATAATGACTCCAATAAAAAATCCGGCACGAATCACTCATGCCGGGCAATGACTTTCTTGCTCTTCAATTTTATTCAGGATACGGTACAGTTCCGTGCCCACGACTTTTGCAAGTTCGCAAGGCACTGCATTCCCGATTTGCTTATACTTGCTCGTGAGATTTCCGCAAAAGACCATATCTTTCGGGAATGTCTGGATAGCGGCTGCTTCTCTATAGGACAAGCGCCTTGTAGTGCCTTTCTCCCCGAACTGCCAAAGGTCTTTGCCGACCTTCACCATGTCAGGCGAACCTGGCCAGAGAGGCACTTGCTTTGCCATCGCGGGAATCGTAAACGATACGCTGTCCCATGCGCGTTTCCGGTTCCGGGACATGTAGCGCGAGGAATAGGCTTCTTTGCAGATTTCATCGTCCGTCGCCGGGGCTAAACCCTCTAATGCCTGCCGGATACTGATGCGGTCAGGAAACGGTGCAGGAACCTTGAACTCTACGCCATACTTCTCAGCAAGGTCTTTTCGGATGCCCACAAGGAGGATTCGCTGTCTATCTTCCGGGACATGGTAGTCCGCAGCATTGACAAGGTTGATGGACACCACATATCCCTTGCTCTCGAAATCCGCGATGATGGCGTCTTTGATTTTCCCACCGCCCAGCGTCAGCAATCCTTTGACATTCTCGGCGAGGAACAACTTTGGCTGCTTCTTTTCGGCCAGCTTGACGCAATGCCGGTAGAGCACATTCCGGCTATCGTCGATTTTCCTTGGTCCCGACAGGCTGAAACCCTGGCACGGGAATCCAAAGGAAGCAATATCGCAATCTGGGATGGTATCGTAGTCCACTTTGCCGATATCACCTTCTACCACCGTGGCATTACTCCACAGCCTATGGGTCTCGCAGGCATCATGATTGAAGTCGTTCGCCCATACCGTATGAAACCCCGCCTGTTCCAAGCCGATATCAAGTCCACCTGAACCAGAAAATAGCGAAACATGCGTGTATACTTTGTTCTTATTCATTTTTGGTCCTATAAAAAACCGATGCAGAATCGCTCCGCATCGGATACTTATTTACAAAAAATGAGCGTTAAATGCGCGGAATGCACAAAAAACACACGCGCTCATTTATTGAACGCACGCGTGTGTTTAAGATGCTTTTTGTTTGTCGCTGTGCGAAAACAAATAGCGTTATCTTCAACGGCTTTGCGCCGCATCAGCGATTCGCTCTTTCGCAACAACAAAAAAATCGGCATCCTTTTCGATGCCGATAAAGTTTCTATTCGTATTTATTGCCGCCACGCCGGTCGAGCCGCTTCCCATACAGAAATCAAGGACCGTATCGCCCTCATTTGTGTAACTCCTGATGAGCCACTCACACAACGCTACGGGTTTCTGTGTTCCGTGCGCCGCACATTTCTGCTTATCGGTGGCAAAAGTTAGTACACTCGTAGGAAATCTCTCGGTGCTGTCGTAGCTTTTTGCCTTGTATTTCCCATAATCCTCAGTCATCTTGGAGTTCCGCTTATGCTCAGCCGTTGAGACCTTTCTCGGATGCCCTGAGGTCTTCTGCGGGTTGTAGGTGGGCAGTTTCCTGTAAAACACTAGGATGTCTTCATGCGCCCTTAGCGGCATCCGGTTCGCGTTGAGGAATCCTACCGGAGATGTCTTCTGCCAGATGAGGTTATATCGCCATGGGATGACTTTGCTGTCCATCAGGGTCTTGGTGTATGCTCCCGCCGAGAACAGAATCACAGCACCGTTCTCAGTCAGGATTCTATCCAGCTGCGTCCAAATCCCCTGCTGTTTGTTTTGGGTCCATTCGGAAATTGCATCAGCATAGGAAATCCCCGCCTTGTAGCAGGAAAGAAGAAACTCATGCTGGCTTAGTCGCTTCCCGTCCTTCTCGATGAAGTCTTCAAACGGCAATACGCTATCCCAAGCCTGATGCGTAATACCGTAGGGTGGGTCCGCTAAGACAAGGTTCACGGAATGTGCCGGAATTCCGTTCAGTTTCTCGCAGCAGTCTCCCTGCATCAGCGTAACGGCGCTCATGCCCGACCTCGGAACAGTTCCTTCAAAGCATCCAGTTGGTCAGCCTGAACCTTGCCGTCACGGATGATGGTGAAGAATCTGCCCTCGTCGAGCAAGGTCCTGTCCTGCTGCCCGTACATCGTCACGATACCCATGTGCCGGCCTTTGAGGTAGTTCAGCATATCCTTTTCCGGGAACTCTTCCCGGAACCGCCACGAACAGATACTGAACGGAGCGTACTTATTGATGAAATCCTCACTGTCGCTGTGAAATACCTCGTCCCGATTTCGGTATCTGTGATGCCGCGCCGTAGTCGCAAGGATATCTACCCCGTGGACCGTAGGCGCATCGGTATCGACCAGAGACCCGAACACGACCAGTTCCTGTACCTGAAACACGAAAGGTCTTTCCGCCTCGCTCTTATTGATTAGAATGGCTCGCTCAATCGCTTCCAGACACCGTTTTTGTGCGAGCGCTCGTGAATATTGCCGCTTTTTTTCCGCCATGATGATTTCCTCCGCAAAAACAAAAAAGCCCCGCGCAGACATTTCATCCACGCGGGGCTAGAACAAACTATGAGATTTTAGAAAACTGCTGCCGTCTGCAAAACGACCGGCACCACCGTACCGAGCACCAGGGTCAAGGTCATCATGACCGCCATAACGAGCGAAGCCGCCTTCTGAGCTTTCTTCCGATTCCGCATCTTTTGTACCTCTTTTCGAGAAAAATCAAGCCGCAGAGAACGAATCCCTGCGGCTTACATACTAAATCACCTTATATTCTCCATTGTATCCAATTCGCACAAATGTGCAACTGCCAAGCACCGAACACGTATATTTTCAGTCACCGGGCTTGCCGCCTTCCTTTCTGCAGCCCGTTAGCAGCCTACCGAACGGCAGCAGCTGAATTCCCAGCGCGTCACCTTTCCCAAACTGCTTCGTCCAGAACGGAAACAAGGCGAACCCTTTCCTGTACCATCCGTTCTTGTATTCTCGTGTACTTTTTTGTATCTTTTTGTTGTTTTCTCTATTGCAATTCTATTTGCGTCCTTGTATAATAGTTACAGAATAATACACAAAGCTACAAAATGATACACGCGAAAGGAGTCGCCGTATGTTTTCCATCAAGCTGAACGCCCCTGTCCTGCTTCGCAAGCAGCTGCCGGTGATTGCCAAGGCATTGCATGTTGATGAGAAGGTCCTTGACGATTTTCTATCCGTTTCGGCTTTCTATGGAGTTAAAGATGGCAAAGGTACGATTGTCCCGATAAAGAAAACGGATACCATTGTCCATATCGATTACAAGGCATATGATAGCTACTACTTTGTCGTCGATGCTATCCTGCAATACGCCAAAGACATCGATGCCTCTGTTACTCTACCTGTCATCACTGAAATCGAACTCGGTGCAGATGTTTTCAAGAAGATGGCTCCTGACCAGCTTTCAGATATTGTATATCTGGCAAAACTGCTCCGCGACAGCAACGACCGCATTCCAAGGCTAAAAGAGTTGAATGCGCCGTACATTCTTGTTGCCAGCGAGTGCGCACACCTGTGCAAAAAGGTGGAGTGCCTTGAAGACAACGCACACATGCCGTCCCCCTCCAAAGACTTAGACGGACATGTATATGCTTCCTTGCATGATATCGGTTATTCGATTCTTGACGGCTGGCTGAACAAGGATGACAGTTCCGAGTATAATGATAAGGAGAATGCGGGATATGACCCCGATAAGCTGGCGGCGCTCGTCAAGAAAGCCATCGGTACGCGGACACAGGAGCAGTTTTCCCAGACATCGCATCTCGGCCGCGTATATGTGAACCGTCTTGCGAACGGCAAAACACAGTCTCAGCCTACCGAGGTTACCTTGAAGAAAATCGCCAAGGCAACGGATGCCGTGACGGAAAACGAGCTTCGTCAGGCATGTGGTTATGAGCCGCTTCCGGGTGATGATGTCGTGGAGTCTAAGAAACGCATCGAAACCGTGGACGACTACACATGGATTCACGAGAACGTCAATTATTTCCTTGAATTCCTGAAAGCGCAGATTCCGATGGCGTTGCCGTTGTATAATCTGGTCATCCTCGAGAATCAGTACATTGGCATCTACAAGGACGGCTATGACCTTTTCGGTATTCATCGCTGCTCGGCTCCCGTCGAGTATTCTGAGGACGGTACTGTTGCGAATGTCATTTACCCCGTTACTTTCGATTTGACAAATTTTCAGCGTGGCATCCGCCTTTCTGTGGCCGTCGGGCTCTTGGGACACTACAGCAAAAACAATGAGTTGTACATTACCGACTACATCACCGATGTCGATGTACTGTACAAGTATGCACCCTTTTTGCGCAAGGCTATCGACAAAGTGGGAGAAAATTTCAGGGAAAGCGGTGTAGATATTAAAGACTTCCCGGTATTCTACTATACCATTAACCTGAAGAAGGCATTTACAGCAAAGCATGTCTTTGCGAAAATGGAGAAGTTTCTGACCAGTCTTGTGAAAGTTCGTGTGGATGCACTCGGATTCTATGCTGACAACCTGAGCGACGAGACCTTCATCAAGTTCCTTAAAAACCATAAGAAGGTCATGACGAACGAGTACGCCGACAGCGAAATCAAGGATTTCTACGAGAATGTTGTTGTACGGCATGGCGACATCGAGGACTTCTTTGCGGAGAACTCGGACTATAACAGCAAAGCCGCTATCGTCGCCTATGTCATCCAGAATGAGGCTTCGGACGATACCCCCCGCCGTCTGGTAGACGGATTCACCTTTGACGATGACGACAAGGAAGATAGACCCTGTGTTGCCGCATCGAAGCGGGAAATCGAAGCATGGCAGAAAGAGCATCCCGGCAATGGCTTTAACCTGAAAGTGTTCTCTGACACTCTGAAAAAGTATGCCGATGAGTTGGGCTTAGAGTTCGGTGACATGTACTACTATCTTGATGTCGAGGATGACAAGGCTGACGAGATGGGCGTTCGCGTCTAATACCTGCCTGATAGCCCTGACTATCCCAGACAAAAAACAATGCTGCTACCCATTATCTGGGTAGCAGCATTTTTGTTTTCCGTTCTGGACATGCATTATCCCGCAGCGGCATCCACACCGGGGCCCTTCTGCCGGTTTTCCCGTGAGTACCCTGCTGGCGGGCGGCAGGCGGCAAGTAGTGCCGGTGTTCTGCGGTTCTGCAGAAATCCGGGCAAAAAGAAAACGAGAACTGCGCCATTAGCGGAGTCCTCGCAAAAGATAATTCTTTTTGATTACATTGTCAGTATACCTTGAGTCGCACGGATGTGCAAGACGTCATTTGCGATTCTTTTTGGCAGGTTTCTTGCATCCTAAGCGCATCGCCTTGCAGTAGATGGCAGTGCTTGTTCGGTTCAAAGTTTTCTGCAGAGATTCGCTCGCACCTTCCACGGGAAAGCGTTCCCGGAGCACCTTCTCCTCATCAGCCGTCCAAGTCGAGCGTTTCTGGTACACAAGGCCCATGATGCTCGTGTGGTTCAAGACAGAAGCGCGGCTGCGGTTGAGGTCTTTCAAAAGAGCCTCGCTTGCACCTTCCCAAGGATACCTCTCCATGAGAATATCCTCCTCTTCCTTGGTCCACCGGCGTCTATTTTCGTATCGGAGCCCCAATGCGTTAGCCTTCATACTGATGAGATAGGCACTGCGCTGAAACAGTTGCACCAGTTCCTGGCTTGCCCCCTCCTTCGGGTATCGTTCAGCCAGAATCTTCAACTTCTCCTCGGTCCAATAATGCCGAGTGCCTTTTATGCCGAGCAGACGAGCCTTTCTGTTAATGGTCGCGGCGCTTCTGCAGAGCAGTTTCTGAAGGTCTTTGCTGGCACCCTCGTTCGGATACCGCATTTTCAGAATCTCAATGTCCTTGTCAGTGAATCTCTTTCGGTTCGCATTGCGAAGCCCAACATGCTGGGCCTTGAAGTGAATCGCCTGCTTCGTGCGGTTCAAGGTCTTGACGAGCGCATCGCTCGCGCCCTCTTTCGGATACCGCTGCTTCATAATCGCTAATTCTTCTGCTGTCCAGGGTTTTGCCATGGTTTTGCACCTCTTTCGTTCGTTGGCAACAAAAAAAGAGCAGACGCACCACCGGGGTGAATCTGCTCTTCTTCGTCAGAATGTGAATTGTACGGAAGTCGTTTATTATGCTGCTATCTATCGTACAATTATAAGTGTATGCCATTCGCACAGCCTGGCAAGAGGAAACTGTGCTCAGAACGAAAATGGCGCTGGCTGCGCTGCATCGTTTGGTCATCGCATATCGGTATGCCGACATAGTGCGGGCGTACCCATTTTTTATGAACGCTGTTGAAGAAAACTCTCATTATTGTGTATGAGTTGCAACTCCTACCAGTTTTGCGTCCTTGCACATTTTCCCAACGAGTTTTTGCTGAAATCCGCGCTTTTTCCAGCGAGTTTTCGGTTGTATCCCATGTTTTTCTGTGGATGAGCCTATTGAGAGAAATTTTCTGCACCGCTTTTTCAAAAATTTGCGCCTTTGACATTGCCTAACAAAGGCAAGCTATGTTCAGAACGAAAATAGCAATGGCTACGCTTTGTGCGCATCTTGTGTATGGATTGCAACAAGCCGATGCACCCCCAATAATAGCAAGCTCCGGGAGCAATGCAGCCCCCGGAGCTTATTTGATGATAAATGAAGAACGCACACCCTGTCTATAGCTTCAAAGCTTAGGCGGGGTTAGCTTGCTTTTGGGATTGAGAATCGGAAAATACAGTCTTCCTGTTCGTTCCGATTCAGATATTGCGTACATGTGCGAATTGCATACAATGGAATTGTAGAATACTTTAAAGGAGGTGAGTGCTTTGAATATTACATCTAGCTATCAAGTCAGAATCGTCAACTGCAGTGTCAACCTTAACGATACGGTTCGTATATATCAAGGGGCACTCTCCTACCTGATTGGTATTGTCAATGAGAACTGGGTTGCCGTAAAAAGCATAACTACCGGGACCTTGGAACAGCAACGCTATATCGAAAAGCTGGTTCATGGCAATAAAAACCGTGAAGCCAAATATCCGGAATTCGATAAAAGGTTCCATAAGTATCCTTCGTACTTGCGCCGTGCAACCATTACAGCTGCTATCGGTGCAGTGAGCAGCTACCACAGCAATCTTGCTAATTGGGAAAATACCGATAAGCAAACGGCTGCACCTACGCTTCGGTTTGACAGAAAATCGTTTCCTACATTCTTCCGCGATGATATGTTCGAGGTGGAAGGCGCACCCGAAAAGGTGAAAGTTCCAAAGAATCCGAAAGCCAAGGACAAGCTCACGCCGGAAGAAAAGAAAATCGAGAAGGAAAAACGTCAGGCTGCTCAGTTAAAGAATTCTCAAAATGAGATTACAGCTCTAAATGACAAACATACGGTTCACCTGAAAGTCTATCATAAGAACGACTGGGTGTGGGCTACTGTCACTTTGCGTAAAACCGATATTGCCTACCTGCGCAAATATTGGATGCACGCCTGCGCCTCTGCGCCTGTACTCGAAAAACGCTTTGGTAAATACAGCTTGCGCTTTTCGTTTGAGGAAAATATATCCCTTAGTAAAACACCTATCAAAAAGCAACGAAT